ACTGTGATGCCTCGTTATACATCATTTCTTTAGGTGAGTAACCTACGGTTTGATAATCTAACGTGCTAGTTAAATAAGCGGTACTGCGTGAGTTACGTGCCGCTTTCCAACTAGCTAATAGCCCTTGTATTTGTGCCTCTGGTAAATCTGCCCCACTATTCTTAATAAATCCTGTTGCCATTGGTGTAGCAGCTGCAACGCTTGCCGCTTTTTGTATATCTAACGCGGCTTGTATTGTGCGCCCGCCTGTTTCTAATACCCCGGGTAGCAAGCTCTGAAAAGTTACTAAAGACCCTACGCCGCTATCCGGTACGCGTACACCGTTAATAGCGTAATAATCTACTTCGTCGCCGTATTGGTCTGTTGTTACTGTAACGCGTGTGTTAGCTACCCACTCAAAACCGCTAGGCCTGCCGTCATCTTCATAAAGTGACGTTACACGCCAATACGCCACGCCGTATAAAAGTAAACTATCAACGGTGTAGCTAATTGTTACGCTACGCGGTTGCCTAATATCCGGTTGGTCTAACCAAACAGGGTTTTGTAATTTACGGCCTGTACTTTTTTGTATTAGCTCTAAATCTATACTTGCTATTACTCCACAGATTAAGTTACGGCATCTACTTACCGCCGGTACTTGCAAGGCTAAGTTTCTATCTATAAACGGTATGCCGTTGGTATTGTATAAACCGCCAAACGTATAAACGCCCGCGCCGTAAGTTTGTTGCATAATAGGCGGCGATAATTGCGCCTCTATGTCTTTTTTACGCAAGCCTAAAGTTTGCAGTAATCCCATAGAGCGTATTATTACCTAAAGGTCAAGTATATCTTTACCATACGCTTTGGGCGTGTCTAGGCGTATACCTTTGCCTCTGCTACAGGTTGCGCCAATATATGTATAACCATAGCTAGCCCTATAGGTATATCTACAGGCCCGGCAGACTTACGCCGTACAATACGCCAAGCATCGGGGGTCTGTTTAGCTGCACAGTTAGCCATTTGCTGTATTAACGCATCTTGCCCGCTATGGCGCAAGCGGTCATTAACTAAAGCATCGTACATATCGCTACAAGCGGTGTAAAAGGTCTGCCCCGATATATCCCGGGTTTGTACCCCTGCATTTTGTAGCCTTTGCGCGATACTAGCCGTAGTGTATTTGTCGTAGCAGACTAAACGCGGGTAATACATATCGGCCCATTTTTTTATAGAGGCTGCTACTAAGACCTCATCTACTGCTACCTGTGAGCTGTAGGTTTCTAGTACTGCTAGGCCTATCTTGCCGTTAGGTAACAGCTGGCCCATTACTAGGCTGGCATCTCGGCGGCTAGGGCTAACGTCAAAGGCAAAAACGGTAAGCGGCCCGGGGCTCATCTTTAGATTTATATCGCTGCTATCTTCAACAGAGCCAAAGGGCCACGGGCTTTGCAAGCTATCTATCCATTGGCTAAGGCTCTCTGTCCTAAATTGCTCTGTAGTCTGCACCGCTAGCGCCTCTTGCAAAGCCTCTTCCGTTATTAGTATGCCTAACGCCGGGTTAGCAGCTGCCCACGCTTTACGGTCATCTAAAGCGCAAAATGCCGGGGCGCTATATTCGTAATAACCTAAAGACGGCGGCGGGTTGCTCTGGCAGCGCGTGCGTAATTCGTTCAAGGTTTCGGAAAAACCGTCTCCGGCGTTGCTACAAAATAGGCTCTGACTATTGGGCCTAGCACGAGTTACAGGTAGAGCAGCTGCAAAGGCCTCAGAGTCTATTTCTCTAAGCTCATCTATAAATAGAAAGTCAGCGCTAGCACCGCGCGCGCTATCGCGGGTAGCAGCTCTAACATCTAACCTAGCCCCGTTTTTTAAGATTATAGCCTCATTACCATTAGTGTAAAGTATTTTTTTAAGGTCTTTTTTTAGCTCGGGGCTGTCCTCTATAGCGTTGGCTACCTCTCTAAAAGTAGTAAGGGCCATAGACCTAGCAGAGCTTATTACTATGTGGTTACGCTCATTAAACAAAAACAGGCCAGCTAAAATACGCATACGTGCTAAATGAGTCTTACCGTTTTGTCTTGACGTAATTGCAAGGTTTGATTTACGGATAAACATTTTATTTTTATCTATTGTGAGCATATCGTCCAAAACAAAGCGCTGCCACGGTAAAAGCGGCAGGCCGATACGCTCGGCAAGCTCTGCAACCTCACCGCCCCTAGTAGGGCCTGATAACAAAACGTTATGCAAGCGTGGTTGCGCTAGCCCCCGTAAGGTCTGTTTAGGTTCGGTACTCATTAGTCTAAAGGCTGAGCAGGCTGGCCCAAACAAGGCCCGCTCTGGGTCATTACAGCGGTTTTCGGGGAAATAACAGCAGAAAAGACAGGGGGGGTAGCCGTCTTGGCTAAAAAAACGCCTTGCGACTTATTGCCTTTTTGTACGTTACACCGCTTGCAACAGGCCACCGCGTTATCAAAGCTAAGTACCAGCTCTGGGGCTTTACTAACAGGTATCACGTGGTCTACTTGGTCTGCATCTGCTCCACAGTAATAGCATATAAAGTTATCTCTAGCTAAGACTTGATTTCTAAACTTATATCTATAAGCCCTGTTCACTCTAGGGTCGCCGCGCTTAGCCATTAGTACCAACCCCGTTTTTTGTAATGAGCCCAAGCCAAACACGGGCTACCTTTGTATAACCTATGTTTAGCTATGTACTTTAGTCCTAAGTCTATCTGTTTATAAGGGTTTGTTTCTTTCATCTTTAACAGCTGTGGTATTCCATAAGCTGTAGAGTGAGGGTTTTTGGCTTTAGGTCTCCAGTTGCTTTCTTTTGTCCATAGCTTCTCAATACACTTGAACTCTTTATATGAGCCTATCTTTATATGAGCATATATTTTATAAGCATCTATAGCGTTTATATCAGCGTTAGCCGGAACTTTCTGTAAAGATAGGCAGCCTAAGAATAGGCATAGAGCTACCCCTAGATTACGCAGCTTGCCCGCGCTATCGCCCTTCGGGGCGCTGCCTGCGCGCAGTAATCGTACCGCAATAGTCAAGTATTTACTCATATTGTGGATAACTTACGCGGGCTCTCGGCGTGTTGTCCACAGGTTTTTAACGTCTGTGGATAACTTTGGATAAGGTTGTTGTTCCCATAATGGCTTCATAGTTTTATCTAATAAGTAAATATAACGGTGTTTACGTGAGCGCGGCAACCATTTACCCTCAAAACCTTTACTTTTACCCCTACTTAATTTACGGCCGTCATTAAAGTAAAAATCACTTTTTTGTGGGCTTAAACCGTAATAACCAAAATTACACGCTTGATAAATAGCGCCTATGTGTCTATCTGAGTCTGCGTAGCTTATTACAGCTTTTATGTTTTGCTGTTTTAATAGTCTGAGGCTACGTCCTACCAACATAGAACCATAATTTTGACCGTTTAATTCAGGCTCTAAAACCAGCCTGCTCATTTCTAATAAATCGGGATAATGACCTCTAGGCAAGCCAAAAGCGCTCATAGCTGAGTTAGGTACGCTAAGCGGTGAATAAACCACAGCTCCTATAACTTGTATATCTTGTATTAAGCCAAAAGCATATTGTCCTATAAATCGTTTACGCCCTAAATAATGGTAAGCGTTTACCAGCTCGTAAGCGTGATTATAGCTTATTGGCTCTACCCTTAACTTAATTGTGCACCTGCCGGGCTTTATCCACATCTACCAACGTTATATCTAATAGCCCGCATCTAGTGCATTGTAGGCATTTAACGTTAGGTGGCAGGTGGTCAGATACTACGCGCTCTAGCTGTAGGGTTACGGTTTTGCATTGTCGGCAGTTAGCCTCAATATAAAGCATAGTTTTTAGCACCTTTCTAACCTATGATAACTGGCTTAAAACAGCCCGGGTTATAGTTTTTTCTTTCTACAATTACCTTTAATTTAGTTCTTTCTGTACCCTCTTCACCTGGCTTTTTATACAAAAATGGCTCTAAATCAAGTAATGCAGGTATAGGCAGCATTAGTAAACCGTCCGTAAACCTAAAACAAACCCTGTGGTAAGCTGTTGGTAAATCTTTGAAAATCGGCATACAGCTAAGCATTTGTATTTTAGAATAGTCAAACAACACCGGGTCGCTACTAGGTTGATTAAGCCAACGTAGCTCTAAATCACCTATGTAATTAGACCGCCCGCCTAAATCCCGTTCGTTTATGTGGTAATCACTTACATAAAACGCCGGGGTAGGTGTAAGTACCCACGGGTAACAAGTAGTTAAATAATTGGCTAATAATTGTTCGTGTTTTGTACTTGTGTAACCGCCCTTAATTGGTATCACGGGCAGCCCTTTCAGTATCACTTAATAGCTCATCTGGTACAGGCTCACGCTCTGCTATTGGGTCTAGGTTGCGCCCGGCCTCTAATAAAACCTCTGCGTGGTCATCTGGCCTAAGCCATTTATCGCCATACTGCCTCAGCCATACAGGCTCGCATTGATTAGCTTTAACTTTATCGGGGCATAGATAGCCTTTATATGGCTTGCCTGTTTTATTAGACAAACCTTCAATTAGCACTCTATGACCGTGTTTACATATTGGCGGCTCTGGCATTGGCTCTGCCCCTAGTTTGGCCTTTAGAGCGCTTATTGACTCAGCCGCGGTAGGTACTGCACCGCCTGCCCCGCGTGTCTGTAATGGCGCTTGTATGGCCTCTACCTTCTCCATATCTTGCCTAGTAGGCCTACCAACACCGCCCGGGCTTAGCAAGCCAATAACACGCCCATAGGCAGAGGTTACGCAATTTTCAACCCAAAAATTAGCATTTACGCCGCGGTCTGACCTTACCTCTAGCGCATAATCTACAGCGCTTGGCTTATCGTCCTCATAGTTTTTATAAGCCTCAGCTCTAATTAAAATATAGCCGTTTTTGAGGTCTATGTCCTCTATGTAGGCTACAAGCCGTAACCCGGGAAACTCTGCGCGCGCTCTTTTAATACGCGCGTTTACATCTTCGTAACCGTCTAAAAAGCTCATTTAGTTACCTCTTTTAAGGCTTTAGCAATATTGCGCCCTCTTAGATAACCGTCGCCGTGGCCTTCACGGTATCCCGTACGGTAGGCCGCTAACATAAATAAACCTACTATTAGCACCGTTAAAGTAATTACTGCTATATCAGCTAACATATTTCACCCTTTGTTAAGGCTGATAAAACTACTCCACTAAGTAGCCCTCTCAGCGTGTAGTAAAAGTATGAGCCCTAACACCGACATAAGGCAACGCGACACGCTAGCGCTTTAATTTGTCCTGTAGCAACATTTCATAAATACGGTCTACTTGGCCCTCTATACGCTCAACCCGGCCTCTAAGGTTATGCCCACCGTTACCGTCTGGTAGCAACTCACTTAAATAATGCTTTACTAAATGGCTTACCAGCCCAACCCCTACCGCTGCAAGGCTACATAGTCCTAGCGTTATAGCTAATAGGGTTTGGGCTTGGCTCATTACTTAGCGCCTATACCAAATTGCTTTTCGTTAGGCTGTAACGCCTTAAATAATGGCCCAATAAGACCGGCTATAAAAGCATTAGCCAATACTTTAGGGTCTGTTATGCCGGATATGTATAAAGCTGCAACGCTTGCTAGCGCGGCGCGCCCATAGCTGTATAACGCTGCCTCTAATTGCTTTTTATTCATTTAGTTAACCTGCTCTGCCCCTTGCGTTTTGCTTTTGTCTAACTTTAGTATCATTTTGGCGGCTTTTTTAGCATTTACGCTTACTTCAAAGTGCATTTCATCTTTACGGTTACGGTAATCCCCGCCCCACGTTAGGCCATACTTTTTAGCTAAGGCCCTAAGCATTGGCACTTTATCGGCTGAAAACGTACCCACAGCTGCTAGCGGGTGTTTAGTCGCGTTTAGGTCTATTGCTGTACCGCTGCTATGGCAGCTAAGGCGGTCTGTACTGCCGCGTACCATACGGAAAGCGTAGCCCCAGTCATCTAGGCCGCCTTCATCTATTGGCTCTATTAGCGCGTGGAACTCAGCGGCAAAACCTACTAGCAAAGGTGCTACAGCCTCAGCGCATCTAATTTTCCTATTAGTGCCGGGTACTGGATAACTCTTTATGCCTATTTCTGCCGGGTCTTTACTAGCAGGCCAGCCGTTATAACTTGTTAGCATAATAATTTATTTTAGAATAATCCCTCAAGATTATGCTAGAAGCAGTTTAGCCTCATCCTCAGTAATCCCTAGCCGACGTAGCAGGGCTGCCTTTTGGGTGGCCTTTGCAGAATCTTGTTCTGCTTTCCAAGCATCATATTGAGCAAAGCCTGCCTCAAATTGTGCCTTTGTTATTGGCTGGCACTCTACAAACTCAATACCCTCATAATCATTGCCAGTAATTACCCAACCGCCATTTGGAATTAACATACTTAAAACATCGCCACCAGTTGCCATTACGCACCTATCTCCATAACTATAATCGCAGCGCTTCCAGTTTGAAAATTAAACTTAATTGAAGCGTCATTTAATTGGTTTCTAAATTGTATTTTGTAAGTTGTTGCAGAAGTTGTTGCAGGACTATCCAAATAACTCACAGCCCAATTAGTGGCTAATTCTAAGGCTGTGCCAGTGTAATTACTTAATTCGTGTTCATAAACTTGTGTTGCATCGCGAAGAATGCGCGTATAAACAGCATTATTACCACTTCCGCTACTTTTCTGAACAACGGCATTTGCCATAACCAAAACTTTTGAACTTGCAGAAGAAGGCGTAATGCTTACGCTTAGACCTACATCCGCATAAGTTGAACTTGATGACGAAGTTTCTGAACCAGTTGTCGCCTGTAAAACCTGCAACACTTTTCCACCAGCAGCCCACTTAAGTCCTGTAGCCGTGCTGGAGTCGGCGGTTAAAACTGTGCCGTTTGCCCCTACTGCTAAATTATCAAAGGCTGCGTTACCTGTGCCTACAATTAAATCTGCTTTAGCTGTAATTTCTGTAGCCATAGAGTTAGTAATAGTTACTGTGCCGCTAGTGCCACCGCCGCTAATACCTGTACCAGCTGTAACACCCTCTATATCACCTGTTGCGCCGCTAGCTGCCCACGCGCTACCTGTGTAATACCACAAGCTGTTATTATCTTTAGTGTAAGCAAACTGCCCTTCTTGCGGGCTAGTAATAGCTGCATCTCTAGCAGCCTCACTTGCAAAAACTAATACGCCTTGCATTAAATAGCCGTTTACGTCGGCGGCTGTTAAAACCTCACCTGTAGTAAAGGTCTTAAATCCTAAGCCCGCTGCCATTGTTCCCCCTAATAGGCCAATACGCCGGTGTCTAGCACCCCGTATAGGCTTGAGTCTAGTATAAAGCCGTCTATTATCGGCTCTAGTGTGGTTAGTGTCGTTTTCCAGCTGTTAGGCGTAATTGCCATA